ATAATGGAAATAATTATCAGCAAGGTTTGATATTCACAGCTAAAAATGGTCAATATTTTGAAAATGGTGAAATAAGAATTCAATTAACAACACCAAATGGTATAATTCATAATATAGATCTTCCTTCATTTTATATGTCAATGGGATTACGAAATAGTTGGGATTTATTTACAGGGGAAACTATTATATTACCTGTTGAACCAGAACCTGAATCTGAACCAGAGCAAGAGTCTGAACCAGAGCAAGAGCCTGAATCAGAGCCCGAATCAGAGCCCGAATCAGAGCCTGAATCAGAGCCCGAATCAGAGCCTGAATTTAATGTATTTTTGCGTGATAGTAATAATGATCTACTAGTAGGAGCAGAAGTAAATGGAGAATTAAATAATAGTATTTATAATGGAATAGCAAAAACTGATATTGTTTCAATTGAAATTACAGGATCTCTTGTAACTAGTATAGGTGCGGACACTTTCCAGTTTTGTCACAATATAACTGATATTACAATTCCCGACTCGGTAACTAGTATCGGTAATAGTGCTTTCCTATCATGCTCCAAGTTGGCGTCCGCGACGATTGGCAACTCGGTAGAAACTATTGATAATTTTGCTTTCCGTGAATGTAGACTTGAGTCTGTAACGATTCCCGACTCGGTCACACGTCTTGGTATCCAATGTTTTTTCCAATGTGTATATTTGGTGTCTGTAATGATTGGCAACTCGGTCCAGGAAATTGAACAAGGTTCTTTCAAAGACTGCTCACGCCTTACCAGCATTACAATTGGAAACTCGGTTAGGAGTATTCACAATACAGCATTCGTTAACTGCAACAACCTGGATACAGTTTATATGTCAGATTCTACTCGTGAGACTCTTAATTTAACTTTTGGTACAGAACAAAGTTTAGCTGGAGCAACAGTTGAAATTATAAATTCTGAACCTGAACCCGAAGCTGAACCCGAAGCTGAACCCGAAGCTGAACCCGAAGCTGAACCCGAAGCTGAACCAGAAATAGAACCTGAATCTGAGCCTGAATCCGAACCTGAACCATTTACTGATTTCAGTGTTAATAATGAAAAATCATATTATGCTAGTAATTCTGGTATTATTAATTATGTAATTGAAAATACAGGTTTAATTGATTCTGAAGGATATGGTCAAAATAATAAATATTTATTATCACAAAGAAATAATTTCCCACATTTATTTAATCTTCAATATGATTGGCATAGAATTTTTGAAGTAACTACAAATATAGAACAATCCCAAAGAGTTGAATCATTAGAAGCTGGAACACCAATTTATATAAATGAAAATAATAAGATAAATGTGTATTATTTCAAAGACCAAGATTTCTATAATATTAAATTATTAAATGATGACAATGATGTAGTACCAGCATATACAGAAAAATCTAATGACAATATTTACTTAATAACCAAAAAAAATATTACTTTTACATGGGGTGTTGATATTTTAATTGAACCTGAAGCTGAGCCCGAATCTGAACCAGAATCAGAGCCTGAACATGAACCAGAATCGGAACCAGAACATGAACCTGAAAGCGAACCAGAACATGAACCTGAAAGCGAACCAGAATCGGAACCAGAGATGGAACAAGAACCGGAATCAGAGCCTGAACATGAACCAGAATCGGAACCAGAACATGAACCAGAAAGCGAACCAGAATCTGAGCCTGAAAGCGAACCAGAATCGGAACCAGAATCTGAGCCTGAAGCTGAGCCGGAATCAGAGCCTGAAGCTGAGCCTGAAAGCGAACCTGAAAGCGAACCAGAACATGAACCAGAATCGGAACCAGAATCGGAACCAGAATCAGAGCCTGAAAGCGAACCAGAATCGGAACCAGAATCTGAACCTGAAAGCGAACCAGAAAGCGAACCAGAAAGCGAACCAGAATCTGAACCAGAACATGAACCCGAAAGCGAACCAGAACATGAACCCGAAAGCGAACCAGAACATGAACCCGAAAGCGAACCTGAACATGAACCTGAATCGGAACCAGAATCAGAACCAGAGGATGATGGAGATATTCCAGGTACAATATATCAATACCCACCATCTCCTGTAATTTATACAAATTCTTCAAATGACGGAAGTTTTGAAACTTACCAAGGAACTATTTCAGAACAAAGCTATGGTAATGGTAATTATGATATATCTATGTTTTCTTATCTAGGAACAGAATTAATACATCACAATTATAGCAATAGTAACGGAGGACAAAATATAGGAAGATTATTAGATAGAAACACAATTGACAAAATAAAAATACGACATCATAATATTAATGTACATTTTAACTTTCCTGAAATTGTTGTTATAAAAGAAATCAGGATACACCATAACAATAAATGTAATTATTGTAAAGTAACAATCTATAATCCTAACGATATGTCGTCATCTGATTATATAGGTGATGTAATATACAATGACACAATTACAACCATTTCTGATGGAGATCAGATTGTTTACTTAGATATTAATAGTAATGATATACCTACATATCTGGTGGAATTACACTTATTTACAGCTGATGATAACGGAAATGAGTTAATTGATGATGATCAATCAGAAGTAGATATAGATATAGAAATAAGTGAAATAGAATTTTATGTTACTGATAATATTACCGAGAAAGGACAAGAAAATAATGGAGATGGACAAGAAAATGATGGAGATATTCTAGGTACAATATAGAAATAAGTGAAATATAATTTTATGTTGATAATGATATTAGAGAAAAACATCATCAAGTTCGTAATTTAGGATAAGATAAATAAATATTAATCAATTAATTAATATTTATAGAATGAAATCGTTGAAATTTAATAGGATAAGTATAATATATTATGAATGATCCAGATGATAATACAATAAACAATGATACAAGTAATAATTTATTATTTAGAAGTAGTGATACTCCTGAACACGAGCCTGAATCAGAGCCTGAGATGGAACCCGAACCTGACCCTACATGGAATCCAAATACAACATATATTAGAAATACACCTCCTTTAAAAGCAGGTGATACAGTTAAAATAAAATTTAAAGGTAATTTTAAACATGGTAGTTCCTATATGATTTGTGCCGATGATTTTATTAGTAATCCATCAGGAAATACAGATGAAATGAATGAAGGATTAAGTATTAATAATAACAATAGTTTTGTATTTCATTATATAGATCCATTTATAGAACCAGAACCAGAATCGGAACCAGAATCGGAACCAGAATCGGAACCAGAATCGGAACCAGAATCGGAACCAGAATCAGATATACATGATGATGTGGGACCAGAATCTGAGCCAGAATCTGAGCCAGAATCGGAACCAGAAGAAGATATATATGATGATGATGTGGATCCTGAATCCGAACCTGAATCCGAACCTGAATCCGAACCTGAATCCGAACCTGAATCCGAACCTGAATCCGAACCTGAATTGGAATTCAATCCAACAAATGAAGTAATATTTTATTTTAAAGAATCTACAGGTTCAGGTATTCAATTAAGTGAAATAAAATTTTATGATGTAAATAATAATGAACTTTCAGTTTTATCAACTGAAAAACCTACAACAAATTCTGATGGAACAAATAATCAATTAGATATTGCTCGCTATAATGAACATATTGATAATGCGTTTGATAATAATACATCAACTAAATGGTGGTCATCTGGCTATTTAGGATCAGTTAAATTTACATTAATTAATATTCCTTATAGTTATACATTAACAACAGGAAATGATAATAATCCATATAATAGAACCCCTACAGTATGGGAAGCTACATGTGGAAATATTATTAATCAAGAAAATCATACTGGAGAACAATATCATACATCTGGAACACAGGAAAATTTCTTAACATTACCATTTACTTCTAAATTTTCATTACAAGGTATTAATATAGCAACAGAGCCTTTCCCTAATATAATTCATTTAGGAAATATAGGAAATATATTTGCTCCTATCCAATTTAATACATTTGGTTCCAATTTTGATACTGTAATTGCTATATATAATTCATCTGGTATTAAAATAGATGATAATGATGATGCATCTGATCCAAATAATATGTTGCTACATCGGCAAAGTAAGATAGATACATATTTTGATTATGTAGATACATATTATATAGTAGTATCCGGATATAATATAAGTTTTAATAATAATTTTCAGTTAAATCTAAGCAATGTTGTTAATTATGGCAATTGTACATTAAATGTGTTTGGACCTTCAAATGTAGTTTCCAACAATTTTGTAACTTCTAATACTAATTCATCTACCAAATATAAAGCTTTTTCATTTAATATAGTAAATGAGACATATTATTATAATTTAGCTGCTATTAGTAGTGGAAATTCAACAACGATTCCAGATATATTTAAATCCGCTTATCCAAATTTAACTAATGATGAATTCATAATGCAATGTAGTCGAGGATTACTTCTTAGTACAACAGATAAAGCATTTGTATTAGTATATACTGATAATAGTCAAACAACAATTGATTATGCTAAGTTTAAAGAAAATATTTCAGGTGCTTATTATAAACCAGGAACAACCAGCGGACAACAAATATATACAAATAATTATTTAACAGATTTAACCAATTATATACTTAGTAACCCAATAAATAATATTAATGATAATTCAAATCCTGATCCAAATGATATAGATGCTATTATATTTATACCAAAATTGTATTATTATGATTTAGCTGCTATTACTGGTGGAAATTCAACAACAACTCCACTTAGCTTATTTAAATCCGATTATCCAAATTTAACTAATAATGAATTCATATTAGAATGTAGACAAAGATTAATTAATAGTACAACAGATCTAGCATTTGTATTAGTATATACTGATAATACACAAACAACAATTGTAGAAGCTGTATTCAAAGAAGGTATTTCAGGTGCTTATTATAAACCAGGAACAACAAATGGACAACAAATATATGCTATTTTTGATTTAACAGAATTAACCGATAATATACTTCAAAACCCAATAAATAATATTGGAACTTCAAAACCTGATGAAGATGATATAACTCTTAATCTATTTTCAATACTAGAGCCAGAATCTGAACCTGAATCGGAACCTGAATCGGAACCTGAATCGGAACCAGAATCGGAACCAGAACATGAACCAGAACAAGAACCTGAATCAGAGCCAGAGCAAGAGCCTGAATCAGAGCCAGAACAAGAGCCCGAATCAGAACCAGAAGCCGAACCATTTATTGGAATGACTAAGATAATATATGATAATACTTATATATACACACTAGAAGATCAGTCTAGTTTAGGTATACAAAGTTTAATTTCAAATCAAAATAATAATATACTAAAAATATCTAAAAATGTTTTATTGAATTTACCATTAGAAAATACTAGTTCAAATCTAAACATACAAAATAGTGTAGCTGGAAAATATTCTATTGAATATAATTTTAATGATTATATGTTATTACCTAAATCACCTTTCCCTGTTGATGATGATGAAAATTTTTATTTTTACATTTTTCCACATTTAACTAGTGCTTTTATAGGGTCAAATAATATAATTATTGATTGGTATAAAAAATCTATCACAACATCAGTTTCGGATTATTTATATACTTTGGATGCAAATGTAACAGGGCCAATACTCACTACAGGTTCTGTAACAACTATTACTCATCAAGATGGAGAATCAGATGAGAATTTCATTATAAGAGGACTAGGATATTTAACTTCTAATATTGTTATGATTTTATCTTATGAAGATAATGAAAGAAAACATATAGTTGATATTAAATTTAAGGATATTACTGAAGAAAAAGTATTTGATAAATCTATGCCTTTAACAGAAGGAGGAACTTTTACAGGACAAATAGTTTTTTATAAATTTGATATATTAAATAAAATTATTGATAGTTGGATTAGTATTAATAATAATAGTCATCACTATTATAACTGGAGTAACTATAATGAATTAGATAATAATTTTATATATTCAGGATTAAATAATTAATTATTCCCATAACCAGAGATAGAACCTTAACCATAATTCTGAGATGGATAACTATATAAATCTAAAAATAATTAATAATATAAATTACATCAATTATTTTTAATGGGATTCAAGTAAATCATGAATTTCTTTATAGATATCTTCTGTTTTTGTTTTAATTTCATCTAAGGGTGTATTATTCCATCTATCTTTTTTAATTTCTGCACCATTTTCTAATAAATATTTAACTATATCAGAATGTCCTTCAGATGCTGCCAAATGTAAACCCGTTCTTTTATCATAATCACAACCATTAATATCTACCTTATTAATTAGTTCTTTAATTTTTTCTAATTCACCATCACAACATAATTGTAAAAATCGAACAATTAAAGAATCCGATAAATCTATTTTATTAGAAATAATGTTATGGAAAATATGTAAATCCATTTCTTTGTTTAATCTTTTACAAAACTCTATACCGCGAAAACTATTACCTTGATCATCTAAAGGAGGACTCCATATACAAATACCCATCATATTTGGTATAACAAGTAATATGCAACCACTTACACCTGATTTTGCTGGTAAACCTATTTCAAATGAAAATTCACCACTATAATCATACATACCACAACCATACATAAGAGTTAAACAATCTTTTACAGAATTATTACTAAACACTTTTTCATTTGTTGTAGGACAAATACCTCCATTTGCTAAAGTTGCACTAATAACAGCACCCATATCACATGTTATTGTTGTGGAGCATTGTTGAAAATATAAGTTTAAATTATTACTTATTTCATTAGGTGTAACATTTTCATCTTTAAATGCTCCGTTTTCTCTCATGTAATAAGCCAAAGAAATATTTCTATCAGCATGATGTTGTTCAGATAAAAAAACAGAATTATCAAAACCGACATTATTATTTCCTGCTAACTTGGAATAAGATGATTTTATGATATTAAATCGTTTTGCTGGTTCAATATTTTTACCAATTTGTGATGCAACCATGATTGCCCCAGCATTTATCATTGGATTATGTGGCAAACCATTTTTATTTAAAATAAAAGCATTAAAGGCTTGTCCACTGGGTTCATAACCTACATGTTTATGTAATTCTTCTTTCCCTATCTCGTCATATGCTATACAATAGGATAATGGTTTACTACATGATTGAAGACAAAAAAAGTCATTAGTATCGCCAATATTAAATGATTCTCCATTAACATGACAAACACTAATTCCAAACATTTCAGGTTTAACGCATGCTAATTCTGGAATGTAATTGGCTACTTTTCCACCATTTACACTTTTTAATTCATTAAATATTTTTGTAACTATTTTTTTTATTTTTTCCATATAACTTAGTAAAATATTATTTATATATTTGATTGAATTTCACTTTCTAAATGTTCTTTTTCAGCATTTATTTTAGTATTATAATCATTATAGATTCTTTCAATTAATGGCGTAAATTGTATACGCTGTATAGCCAATTCTAATTCCATTTCTAATTTAATATTTAATAAAGTTTTATCTATGGCTCCAATATCTTGCGTAAAATCTATTTTTTTTTCTTTCATTTGTCTAAATCTATTAATAAATTTATTTAATATTTCAATATTAGTTGAAGGTATTTGACAGAATACAGAATTAGCCGAAATATCTAGTAAGGGTAAATTGTTTATATCACTACTATCTAATGGATCATGTAATAAACTTTTGAAAATAAAATAGGCAAGTTGAGTTTCTAAATAATTATTAAAAAGACCATTTACTTTGAATACTGGAATTTTTAATTCTTTAACTGCTAATAAATTAGGGTTGTAATCATAACTTCTAATTTTTTTCTTTTATGTAGGTTTGGACGCCACCTGTTTAAGAAATCGTTACCATTACTTCTTATTTGATTTAAAAAGTTATTATTTAATTGACTAATTACTCCCTTAGAAACATCACTTGAATACCATGTATTAGGGAAGCACATATAACAACATAGGTAGATTAATCCGCCACACATCTTATGTTAATTTAAATTGATTTAAATAATTATAATTAAATCAATTTTATTTTAATATTGTTTTAATATTTTTCGGTTCCTTCTCTTAGACTAGGATTAATACATATTTGTTCAGTAGGGAATATATCACCAGACATACATGTATCATTTTCATTTACCTCAATACATGACCTAAAACCTCTATCTTCACCTATGTAACAAAAACCTGATTTTCCTTTTGTTTTTTGTGTCTTACTAGTTGCATCATCTGGTTCAGGAGCATTATTCATGCGTTTATTATCTTCGTTAATATCTTTTTGGAGTTTATCGTGATCATCAATAGTTTCTTCTTCTAATTCATGATCGTTAGATGATTGAGTTAAAACACTACTTGTTGTATCTATAGCACTATTTACGGTTCCAGCAACAATATCAGTTGCTGCTTTTGTACCTTCAGCGGAATTACTAATAATATCTTGTGAGATATCAGAAGTAGTTGAAATACCTACAAAAATTAAAGGTCTTAGTATACCAATAGTATCTTCAGTAAAATAACCTAAATAAGCAAAAATATTAATTCCTAAAACAGCTAATATAAGAAAAATTAAGATATAAATAGTATAGGAAGAGCTAAATAAATTAGTTATTGATTCTTTAATATTATAATTAGAAGAAGATTCAGATGATAAACTTGGTGATGAACTAGATCCATAATTACTTGTTCCAATAGAAACGGAATCAGGACTTTCAGTAATAACAGGTGTTAACTTTGAATCAAATAATGTTGTTTTTCGTGTTGACATTATAATAAATTATTATATAAAAATAAATTAATATTTACAATAAATTTATTATAATAAAGATATTTAATTTTTTGCTACGGGAAAACTTGGCGTAGAAGCAATTCCGCAAACACCTACATCATTTGTTGAATCAGATTTACCAATTTTAATATAACCATTATCTCCCCATGAGGTACTCCATGAATTCTTTACAAGCCAATAATCTTGACCATCCTCTGTACCGTATCCAACGATTAATACACCATGATCCAGATTGGTCCCGCAAGCAGAACCAGTTAAGACACCAGATGTATATAGTTGAAACGCTTTTGTATCTGCTTCAATAGCAATAGAAACCGGTTGTTGTGACACAGCGGCTGCAAGGTCTTGTTGATTATTTGCTGTAACATCTTGACATGATGAATAAAATGCCTTTTTATCACAATCAGTATCACAAGTTTCTTTTTTAGCTGTATAAGGATCTTCAGATTCAGTACACATACCATTATCAATAGCATATTGAAAAGCATTATCCATTAATCCACCATTACAACCATGATTACCATAAGTTCCAAAACCAGATGAACAATCAACTAATTGTTGTTCAGAAAGACTTACTAAATCTCCTGTTTCAATTGACCATGAACCTTCCATAGCTCCAGTTGCTGAAAAACTCCAACAACTACCACATTGTCCTTGATCTTTTACAGGAGTAACGGCATTATTATCCCTCCAATCAATAGATTCAGGTAATGATTTATAATTATATTCACTATTAAATTTATTACATTTACTAGGTCCTAAATTCAATTGTAAACCTAGGCCCAATTCATCATGTCTTAGATCAGCTAAATGATTAATACCTAATGTATAAGTAGTATCATTGCGGTTATTGTGTTCTTTAATATATTCTAAATTTTCAACAAAAATTTCGAATCTTTTTGTTCGCTCTTCATTACTAGAATATTCTTTGTTATATTTTTGAATAAAATCTTTAAAAAATACATCACTGTTGGAGAATGCTCCAATAATATAACTCATAAACATACTGCTAAATAAAATGATTTTAACCATTTATAATCAAATATAAGATAATTTATTTAAATCATGTTATAATAATAATTATAAGTTTTTAATCTTCTTTAATATTTTGTTTATCGTCTTCAGTATCATTATCTTCTATATCACTATTTTCTATATCACTATCTTCAGTATCACTATCTTCAATATCACTGTCATCTTCTATTAAACCAGGCATTTTCATCATAATAATAGCTTTTTCTAATGCTTTATAAAAATCAATAAACGACATATAGATTATAATTTAAATTATATTTAAATAAAAAATTGATTTAATTAATTTATAATTTAAAAATGTAAATAAATATGAACGCTTATATTGAAAATACGAAAAACACGATTACAATGTTGATTGATAATGGATATAAAGGATATTATTTTTGCAAAGAAAAGTTTACACAATTTAATAATGAAAATGAATTTATGAAGAATTATTATCCCTATGTTACTTATTTTGGAATGGAGTTATTACATTATTCTTTGTTGATATTAATTATATTATGTATGTTAATTGGTAAATTATCATCAATTCTGTTTTATCAATGGACGAATTTTATGGATTTAACTGGAAGAAAAAGAATTATCTTAGATAGAGAAACAGATGAACATTATATAGAAAGATTTTATCTTTTATTAACTGATAGAAATGAAACATTTCCCTTTAATATTTTCATTCATCATATTTTAAAATCAGATAACGATGAATTACACGATCATCCTTGGGGATATTTTACATTAATATTGTCAGGAGGTTATTATGAACATTTAAAACTCACAGAAGCAGGTTCAGACGAAGAAAAAATTGTAAAACTATGGCGTGGCCCAGGATTTTATCAAAGCGTATCTAGTTCATGGATTCATCGTATAGAATTGGATAAAAGTAAGGGTGAAACATGGACATTATTTATTCCGTTTAAAAAAGAAAAGGATTGGGGGTTTTATACAAAAGATGGATTTGTAGATAATGAGACATATTTAAAAAATAAAAAAGATAAAAAGGAAGATTAAATTAAGATTGATTACGGTACATTATTTTTTTTCTTTTTCATATTTTAACATTTTTTTGTATTCTTTATTAAAATACATATTTTTTAATGTAATATTTTGATTAGGAAATTCTGGTTTGTTTTTACTAGCCCAACCGAAATCTATTAAATATAATATATTATTCAGAACACAAAAATTACCTCCGTTATTACGATTCAGACGACACATCATATCATTATGATAAATATTTTTATTGATATTTAATTTAACTATAATAGCATTTAACTGATTTTTCCAGTCATCAGGTATATTTTCACTAGATAATGGTGATCCACAGTAACTCATGTATATACATGTTTCTTCTTCATCATAAGAAAGAAGTTTCGGAAAATGATTACAATTATTCAACATTAATAAAGCGTCAATTTCATTTTGAAATTGTTGTTTATTATTTTGTATATGTCTATATCTTTTATGATCTATAAATTCCTTTTTAATAATTATGTTATCTATTAATTCAATCGAACATTGATTAAAAATTTTTTTTTTACATTCATCAGAAACTTTATAAAATGAAATTTTTGATTGATATCCATTTTTATTATCATTCATATCTAATAAATCTGATTTATCTATAATATTATCTTTAAAAATATCTATAAATTTAGTATTAATCATCATATTATAAATAAATATTAATAATTAAACAAAATATTTATTTATACTTTTAAAACATACAATATTCTAGTTTTACTATCAACCTTATCTTTTGATATTATTTTACATTTTTTATTAATTGCTTTTTCAAAATTTTCTGTTGAATATACCTCGTCAGTACTAAGTGAATTTTTTGATAGATGCTTTAAACATGAAATAGCTCTATCAGATTTACAAATCCATTCTATTATTAAATATTTTCCTGTATACTGTAGTAAATAATTTATTATTTTATCAAAATTTCTAAAATCAGCAGTTAATGAAAATATCCAATGTATTAATGCACCACAAAATACAACATCAAATTTTTTGTTAGCATCTATTTTTTCTCCAAATGAAAATACCTTCTCATTTATATTATTAATGTTGCATAAATTTTTAATTTGCGTTAAAGTTTCAATATATTCTATATCATGATCTAAACTTGTAATTTCATTAAAATTATTATTATGTGCAATTAAACTACATAATCCAGCACTACAACCTATATCACATATTGTTTTACAATCTTCTTCTTTATTTAATTTACTAAATAGATTTGAAATAAAAGAAAATTTATGAGGTTTTGAAATAAATTTTATGTTTTTATTAGTTTTTGATATATGAAAATTTTGATAACCAGAAACTATAACTAAATCATCATTTAATTTTATGTTTGGTGTTTCTGATTGACTGCCAACTTTTCTTTTAGGATCTTTGTAAGACATTATAATTAAATAAAATAAAATAAAAAATCAAATAATAATTATTATACAAAATTATTAATAAATTTATCTATATTACTACTTGTTATTAATTCTAAATTTTTATTTATTTTATCATTTTCCCAATCCCACCATTTAATTTCTAAAAGTTTTAATATTTGATAATCATTAAATCTTTTTTTAATAATTTTAGCCGGATTACCTCCAATAATTGAGTATGATGGGCAACTTTTTATAACATGTGAATTATTAGCAATTATAGATCCAGAACCAATACATACACCATGCATTATAGTAACATTGTCACCAATCCATACATCATTTTCAATAACAACATTTCCATTATCTTTGACTAATAATTTTGAAAAATCACTTGAAAAAATTTTTTTATGTATGTTACCAAAAGGATATGTTGATACAAATTCTTTCCTATGCCCTCCTCTACCAGTATATATTTTACAATTACGAGCAATAGAGCAAAATTTACCTATTTCATATTCTCCTCATTGTAAAGGATAATGTTTAATATTATTTTGTCCACATGTATATTTTTCTATTTTCATATAATATATTACATTATTAATTTTAATTCAAAAAAATTAAGATCTTGGTATAAATGTAATATTGTTCATAGTATCTATTTTTTCGATTGTTTTTTTTAAATTAGTCTTTGGATCATCTTTTGTGTTAAATAAATAATCAGTTTTTGGAGCCTTTTCATTTTTTTTAATATTTTTATAGATTTTATCGATTTGACCCTTGACATTTTCTATTAATTTTTCATCAGATTTATTATATATTTGAATTTTATCGTTAATTTTTTCTGTTAATAATTCTACTACAAAATATAATAAATATCTCCTTTTTTTATTAATAGGTAATGTATATTTTATACAAAATATATTTAATAAACTTGTTATTATTTTTTTTAACATTATATTATCTTCACATAAATTTAAAAATACATCCCATATAATCCATATTACATTTAATTGAAATTTTGGATCTACAGCAGCAAATGTTCTTCTACTTGAGTTTAATGTCTCTTTTTTCTTTCTACATATAGTATCAAATTCAACTATCCATTCTATCCAATAACAACATTCTAGTAGATTTGAATCTTTTTTTGTTAAATTATATATAAGCTCATTTAAAGGAATATAAATTTCTTTTGGATCATTTTTATCAAAAACTTTTAATGCAAAAGATGTATTTGGAGCTTTGAATTTATTGGTTAAATTAAGCAAATTGAATTCATCTTTTGCTATTTTTACACATTCAAACGCTGGTTTTTTATTAGATAAACATAGTATTGTAATTAATTCACAAAATATACTTCTTATTTTATCATTATTTCTCATCGACAATTCATTACCAATATATCCATTTTTAACAATATCTTTAAAATTTTGAAATCTCATATCTACATAAGTTGGAATTTTAGGATTTGCTAAATGAATATTTTTACCAATATTATAAATAATTATTTCCCACAGATCACCAAAATGTCCAGAACAAATTAACTCAGCACTCCAATGACAAGCATTTTCGATTTTATTGTTATTGATTGAATTTAGTAGTTCTTTACGAACTTCTGATTTTTTAAAATTAGAAAAACTTATTCCATTAAATTCTTTGGGTAATCTTATATCATTAATTTCATTCATTATATTTTAATTATAATAAAAATATAATATTAATACATATAACTATGAAATTTTCAGATTATTTATACAGTATTTCTAAAAAATTAAAAAATCTGTCTATATGGGTCAAACTAATAATATTATTTATAATTATATTATGTATCATACAAGTAAGTAAAGATTTGAAAAAAAAATATATTGTAGAAACATTTTCAGGGCAAGAAGAAGGATTTGTTGTAAAGAAAGATAGTGATATTTATGATGATTTTTATGCTGGGATTTATGATGATTTGGTTTTATCACAACAAAAAAATAATTTTGAAATAGATAGAATAATTGAAACAACTAAAATGAATAGTAATTCTACTGTATTAGATGTAGGTTCTGGAACTGGACATCATGTGAATACTCTAACAACAAAAGGTATACAATGTGAAGGATTGGATAATTCTCAAGCAATGATAAATAAGGCACAAGAAAAATTTGGAAGTTCTACATTTAAACATGGAGATGTAAATTCTTCTATGACTTATTCTCAAGATTCATTTACACATATAACATGTTTTTATTTCACAATTTATTATTTACAAAATAAAATGCCATTTTTTCAAAATTGTTTTAAATGGCTTCAACCAGGAGGATATTTAGTTGTTCATTTAGTAAATAAAAATAAATTTAGTCCTTTATTACCGGTTAGTGACCCTATAGGTGTTTTGAATGTTCAAAAATATTCAAAAAAGAGAGTAAATAGAAGTGTTGTTAAGTTTAAGGATTTTGCTTATAAAGCAGAATTTGACAAAGATGGTGGTAATAATTATAAATTTAAAGAATTAATGAAATTCGATGGTGACGGAAAAATAAGAGTTAATGAACATATATTACACATGGATTCACAGTCACGCATATTATCTATTGCTAAGGATGCTGGTTTTATTATGTTAAAAAAAATAGATCTATTAAGTTGTAATTATGATGATCAATATTTATATGTTTTACAAAAACCTAATTAATTATATATTTTATTCGTTTTATAATATATATAATGGAATTTCTAGAATTAAAAAATGATGGTAAGAATGATTATTATGAATTAAAAGCAAATACAGAATTATACAGAGGTGATGATAGAAATATAGATATTGAAAAATATTATCCCAGATTCTTTACTCATGATGAAAAATATGCAAGGGTATACGGTAAAATAATTTATAAATTTACTGTTCAAAAAAAATTAAAACTACTAGCAATAGATAAAAATATTAATGATTTTTATGATAATGCTCCTACAAATATTCAAAATATTTTAAAAGATAATTACGGATATGAGTCAAAGAAACGCTTGTCTGAATTAAAAAATGATAATGATCTTTTAGATGATATTTGCGGTAACGGAGATTATGATTATGATGGTTATGCTACGGATAAAATGAAAACACTTTTATCTCATTTTGATCCTGAAATTACTATTTGTAAACCAGAAGAAAATCTATCTAAAGCACAAAGGGTTAATAAAATGTCAGAAGAAGATATTAAAAATGCTAATGCTGAAGCAAGATTAATAGAACAAAACAAATCAGATAGAGAAAACCGAAAAAAACCACGATCTAATAATCAAACTTCAAGGTCTCCTGTTAAATTTGGTAATAATAATCTTTTTGGTGATGATGACGATGATGAAGATGATAGTAATAATGATTCTGTTTTTACTCGTTTAGCTTTTGGTGGAAAAAGAAAATCTGTTAAAAAGAAAAAGAAATCACCAAAGTTCTGGAGAGATATGAAACCATCCAAAAAAGGACGCAAAACATATAAAAAAAAATACGGTTCAAGATGTTTTTTATTACCTAGTCAATTGAAATATCCGGTGTGTGATAAAAAGACAGGAAAAATGAATTGTAAAGGATTATTAGCAGCACATTATAGAGCGTCTTTAAGTATTAGACGAAAATTAAAACCAAAAACATATAGCTATAGAAAAATAACTAAAAAGGCTAAAAAAATAGCTAAAAAACATAAATGTAATTGGACAAAAAGAAAATCGAAAAATAAGTATTAAAGCCTTTATTATTTTATTTATAAATAATATGTATTATTTACAAATAATATTGTATAGTATAATTTCAATAATTATTATTACATATATGTATATAAAAATAAAATATAGATTTTGGTCAGCTCAACCAGTATTTCATATTTATGATTTTCACTATTGGCTTTTCTCTCCAGATTATATTAATAAAAGTTTACCAGAGAAAAATAAATTTACTAATTTCAAAAATATTATTAAGACTGATATTTTAAAATTAAATAGTAGAGAGAAAACTGAAATAATTGAGTTACTACAAGCTAACTATTTAAAAGATGAAAGTATTCATTTTAGACCAGAACAAAGTAATATATTTCCATATTTTGAAAATATAGGAAAAGAATCTTGTTTATGTACAGCTTATTATGAACGTGGGGGATTTAATGCAACTAATTTAATTGGTTGTATGATTGGTAAACCCTTACATGTATATACAAATAAAACTTATTTTAAAACTTATTATGTAGAATATCTATGTGTTCATAAACTACATCGCAAAAAAGGTATTGCTCCAGAATTAATACAAACTCATGATTATTTACAAAGGCGCGAAAATCCTGATGTAATATGTTCATTGTTTAAAAAGGAACATAATTTAACAGGTATAGTTCCACTTTGTTTATATTCTACATATGGATTCGATCTTCAATCATGGAATAAAGAGGTATATATTCATCCTGGAATAACAATAATAGAAATAAATAAAACAAACATACATTTGTTAAAAGATTTTTTAAATAATTGTAAAGATAAATTCAAGTGCTTTATAACTACAGGAATACAAAATATTTTAACATTAATAGATACGAATAATTTTATGGTGTATTGTGCTGTTCAAAAAAGAGAAATAATATGTTGTTATTTTTTTAGAGACAATTGTACCTATTATAATGGAGAGAAACGAGTTGTGAATAACTTTTGTAATATTAATAATTGCATAGTTCGTGATGTTTTTGTATATTGTTATGGAAAAATAATACAAAAACTTAAAAAAAGGTTCCATATGCTTTTAATTGAGAATACTGGTGCTAGTGATACAATAGTTCAAAAGATATTACCGGCACATAAACCTCAATTTATTAGTCCTACCGCGTATTATTTCTATAACTATTTAATGAAACCTGTAAAATCTCATGAATTCTATTGTATTTGTTAAAATATATGTTTAAAAATATCTAGATTTTCATATAGTCTTCTAGTTAAATATGGAATCATTTCATTATATGGGCCATATGGTATATAAACATGAACATTATGATTATCAGTAAATTTGTTATAGTAACCTTCCCTCATTCCTTGTAAATGTGCAAAATCGAATAATTGGCGTTCTTTGTTTAACATCATTCCTAATTCAGCAGAACATTTGTTATGAGTTGCTAAAACAGCATGAGGTGTTCTTTGATTATTACTATTAAATATCTCTATTATTCCTTTATTGTATGAATCATTTGTATCTTGTTTATTTGTAAATAAATGTCCATCTTTATGTTCA